CTTGAGTTGGCTTAGAGTAACCAAAAATAGAAGCAACATTTGCAACACGATCTGCGACCCACGAAATAGAATTAGCATAAGTAGAAAGGAGAGGTATTGAACCAAATTCTTGGAATCCACGAGCAACTGCATTAGCAACTGAACTGATTGGGCCATTGTTTGTATTAGAAAGTTCTCGATCAGAGATACCTTTCTTTGTTCGACCTCCAAGACCAGATTGTGCTGAAGCAGCACCAAAAAATCTGACATTGGTAAAACTCACATAAATAGTGTAACCTGCAGTAATTGAACCAGCAGGTGAAACCATGGGAGAGTAAGGATATACATTTAAATAACCGAGAACATCAGTTTCAACAGCATTGTAAATTTGTTGTAAATTCCAAAAATTCTTAACAGACATAAATGGAACCACTAATTCAGCGGCAGTATCGTCACACAGATCCAATTCGACATGAGGTACAGTAGTTCGTTGAACTAAAGTTGCCATATGTGAATTGTTCCATACGACTTCCTTGAAACTAGAAGTTGACTTGAGGGGACTACAAAGCGGGGTAAAGGCCATTATATAACGACCCTGTTGAAACCTATTTGCATTCACAACTATTCTAAAAACCATGTCCATCCTAATTCCATAGATACCAGCAAGTTTGTTTGTCCATACTTGTGATTCTGGTCTATTAAAAATATTGTAGGGCATGCTTAAAGAATCAGTAAAAGCAAAGGTGTCAGAAGTAGAAAAATTCCTTTGAGTGAGGATGATTGGTTTCTTCAAGAATGAAATGATACTTTGTTCATCCATATTTTGATCTGAAAGTTTGTTAATTGTTTCATCAATGTGCATTATATGAGAAGGATCTCGAGTAACAACATTGGCATCGTCCACGAACATAGTAGTGTCAGTAGTGACAGGAGCAGATTCTGAACGGGTGGTTGGATCTTCTGGAATAGATTGAGAAGAAATTTCGTTTGATGATCCCTGGGTTAGAGGGACTGGGATAATATTCATAGCTTGATTTGGAGTTGTCATTTTCATGTATATTTAAAAATGTTTAACGTCATTGACGGGGTGGCAGTTGAGTGGTCTGCCTTAATCCTTGCACCACTATTGATAAACGTCAAAAAGTAAACGTGAAAGCTGTTTGGTTACGGAGTGCTTCTCATATCCGCACGTATTGTTGAATGACAACACTGAATAAACATAGTTGGTTTGTTTCATGTACCAGGACTTAAACATGTCTTCTTCATCACTTATTGGAAGAGAAGATATTTAGGTGTATTTATATTGTTTTTGGTGTTAGAACCCACAAAGTGAATTCGAACTTTTAAATTTTTGGTTAATAAATAAACTTTTTATTGTCTCGTTAAGACGGGGTGAAGTTTAATGTCATTCCGGACTTGTGTAACCTAAAGGTAGAACTCTGTGTCTAAGATATCGCAATAAACGACATCATAGTCCGCAAAGATTTCCTTAGAGGGAACTTGATCTGGAAGAAAACGATTCTTTAGATTTACCAATTTATGAGCATATTTGTCAAAAACTGGTTTACCATGCAAAGAAAGTTCTCCCAAAGCAGAAGGAATTTTATCAACAAGAATTTGATCAGCCATTTGGCCTTTCGTGGTCCAGTTGAGAGTAGTAAAAATACTGTCTAGAGATATAGGAGCAACCCATCTTCCCAAAACTCTGTCAAATCTATTTGTTCTTTTTAAAAACGAAATTTCAGTGACTAGTCTTAAAGGGATAGTAGCTTCTTTCTTAAATTCAGTAGTATAAACCATTCCACATTGTTCCATCAATGATACGAGAGTCATTTCATTAAAATCATCTTTGACCAAATCAGAAACAGAAAAGATGTTATCATCTCCTAAAGCCATAAGCTCAACATTTCTATTGAAAGATTCAGCAGGAAAACCTGCAAGTTGATAAGCCATTCGGAAAACAATTTGATTGTACATAGTGTTGATAACAGAAGTTAGAGGATTTCCAGAGGGCATCCCCGTGACCCATTCATAGACATGATTTCGGATGACATGTTTTGAGTTAATAATCTCAGCCCATAGTTTCTTTCTTTTATCGTTGTCTGGGTGTCCTTCTCCATACCATTTGTTGATTAGTAAAAGGATTTCCCAAAGAATTTCAGGTCGTTCACAAGTGTCAAACTTGGAATAATCACCAGCTCCAAACCGTTTGGTTTGATTGGTAACATCAAAGCGAGACATTTTTCGAATCATAGTGTCCCAAGTCCTAGAATATGGATTTACTCCAATACCAGAACCGACGTTTATATTCGCTTCAAAGAAGCTCGACATGAAAGAACCAAAATACATTCGGTACATCAACAGATATATAAAATCACCTGCCGAGACCATGCGAGTACTACCAGATTCAACTTTTTCAATTGGTCTAGTTTCATCTTTGTTGCAGCCCTTGTAAAAGACTGCTGGTCTAACACCTGCTTCCCATTTCTCCTCTACATCATGAACTAAAGTAGCAATGCGCTCAAGAGATAAGGAGATGGCGACGTTGTCGTTATTATGGACAGCGGTGTAATATGTTTTTTTGACATTTTCGTGTCGTGGTAAACACATAGGAAAACCGGGACTTGTTGAGGAACTAATTCCACGGACATTTGAGAAAGCATGTAAAGCTTCTTCAATGGGGATTTTGCACCTTTTTTCGGGGTCAATTGTCATGTTTTGAAAAAGTTTGGCACCATAAGAAACAACAGCACGCTTAACTAAACCTTCACGGAAGTGTATAGGTTCTGGTTTGGCGTACTTGCTTAGTGCTTCGGTCAATGGGTCAATATGAATTCCTTCTTTATTGGTGAAAGGAGCCAATTTAGCGGGAAATTCCTTAACCTTGGTGAAGGGTGCAGGGAGTTCACCAAAAAACTTGGATCTCACAATTTCTGATTTGGTAATAGAACCAGGAGTGTGGTCAGGATTCAAAATTGCAATAGGTTTCATAAGACCTTGTGCCTCAATTGGCGTGTTCTTAATGTAACCCGGTTCTTCTTCACTTTCAAAAACAGTACATTCGGGAAAACTCTCATCTAAGAGTGCTTTCAAGTGTTCTTGAGTGATGATGTTTGAAAAAC